CTCTGCCAACGATTACAACGGTAGATCATAATGCGATTTTAACTAGCAATTTGATACAGCTCAACAAGAGCAGTGAGCAGTCGTTAGAAAGACCATTTAACACTGTAACGGCTGGCGGTGGGCATTTTGGCGAAGTAAGAGCATTTTTGCTCAAGTATTATGGACAGGGTGGCGGTCAGACATTAGATGAACCACTGCATACGATCACAACAAGGGACCGTTTCGGGTTGATTACCGTTGCTGGCCAAGAGTATCAAATAATCGATATTGGTATGCGTATGCTGACACCGAGAGAGTTGTTTCGGGCGCAGGGGTTTCCTGATACATATATTATTGAGTGTGATTATCTCGGCAGGCCATATCCTAAAACAGCACAGGTTGCCCGGTGTGGTAATGCAGTACCGCCGCAGTTGCCAGCAGCTTTAGTGAGAGCTAACCTTCCTGAGCTTTGCGGAATTGCTTTACAGAAAGCGATGTGAAAGGATGAAATTTTATGGATATGAGTTTATTTGAGCTTATTCAATATGCCTTTCTAACGATAATATTTTTTATTGCATCTATAGTTGCAGTTAATGTTTTGCTTACCGCTATGGGAATTTATCTTTTTTGGAGGAAATAAATTATGGAGTATGTCAATAAACGGACTGGTGAAGTATATCAGGCCGAGGAAGTTGATTTAAAGAATTTGTGTGATGGTGATTTGAATTTTTTGTTCACCGGCGAATTTAGAAAGCTTATTAATGAATTAGATATT